AAAAAAGCCTTTGCATCTTGTACATCTCTCGTGGGATGTCCATACCAAGGTCCAGCAACGTGAAACGCGATGCGTTGTTGCTGGCTGGTTGCCCTGTGCTGCGACGTTGGCAGGTGTTTTGTCGGACGGTTGGGAAGCCTTTTGGGGTTTCCTTTCCAATGCCTACACCTTCTGGCCGAACGGCTCAGGATCGCTTGAGTTGGTTGAAGTCCTTTTGTGAGTTGGGACTTCAAACTCCTAGTCTTCATCCGTGGCATGAACTCATGAAACAGGCCCGGTTATCTTCGGATGGCCGTCGTTCTGTTTTCATGTCACTATTTCTTTTCCGGAAAGTTTTGCCGTCACCTCGGCCTGATCTCGCTTCTTACGCTAAGAAAATGTCGGAGCCTTCTCCCCAACCCGATGAGGGTTTTCTCCGATACGTAAGAAAGACAGTTCCTAAACTGTTTCCCCCCGGCTGGGATTTGACTTTGTATCCGAATGCTTGTCTTTCGGCTACATTGCCTATCAAATCGTGTCGGACGCGAGGTCTTGCCGAGGGTGGTTCTAGAGCTGAATATCTTTTGAATGGTGTCCCTTTCTCAGATTTGTCTGAGTTTGATGCTTCTCCTGAGGAGCTGAGCCGTGCCATTCAGAAGGCGAATGCTGTTGCGGGGTGGACAAGACACCAGGTATTCGTCTTGGAGGCTCTCACGAGAGAGTCTCCTATTGATATTTGTCCGTCCAGACTTCGGTCTGTTGAGACGGGGGGTAAGTGGAGGACAATTAGCGTTGGTGACGTTAATTGCAATTTAGCTAGGCCTCTACATACTGCTATCTATAACCACATTTCGCGCTTCAAGTGGCTTTTGCGTGGGGACGCTAAGCCGCGAAGGTTTGCTGAGTTTTCGCCTCAACCAGGTCAAGTTTTTGTTAGTGGTGACTATGAATCCGCCACTGACAATCTTAATGGTTGGGTCCAGCGTGAGTTACTGGATCTGATCATTAACCAGGCTACTCAGATCCCGAGAGGGATTGCAGACCTTGGTAGACAATTGCTCCGGACTCCCATGCAATGGGAGGATGATGGCCCGGTTGTTTATCAGGAGCGCGGTCAATTGATGGGAAACTTGGTCAGCTTCCCCCTCCTCTGCCTCGTTAATTATCTGGCATTCAGGTATTTTTCGGGGTCGAGTGGACCCGTGCGCATCAACGGGGACGATATCGTGTTTCGTGGTACCCCCGCGGAATACGAGCGTTGGAGGGAGGGGGTTGGCCGATCCGGTCTAGTCCTTTCACCCGGGAAGACGATGGTTGATCGTCGTTACTTTTCACTGAATAGTTCTCTGTTCAAGGCTTTTGATCGAAGGGTTGATATAGTACCTTGTATTCGTTCCTCTGCTTTCGGCCTTCGGGCCGATTGTGGTGGGGTGGAAACTCTGCGAGGGAGGTACAGCTCGTTTTGCCCTGGATTTTTCGGTTCCAGGCGATCATTGCTTCGAATTGAGTTCTTGAAGTGGAATGCTAAGTACATCCTGTCTTCGGACAGGTCTGTTTCCCGTGGACTAGGTCTTCCTGTCTACCGTCATGAGCTTATTCATAGCCACCTCTGGGATCGAGAGGCGCATTACCTCTCTATGGAGTCCGAAAGGCCTCTTCCTGTTTCGAAAGGGCATTTGGAGCAGGATAAGGTCCCTGAGGGTTGGGAGCTACTTGAGGTAGACAAGTTGACAAAGAAGATGCGTGAGAACCTCCGTTTGATTGGGCCTGAGTTCATAGCTTGTGCCTGGTCGGACCCTAAAAGGGTTGGGGGGTTGGACAAATTCGATTACAAGACCGAGGTTGTTCGGACGGGTTCTGGTCCGTTCCTTGGTCACTGCAGGAGGCCGCTAAGATGCTTGGCTGCCTTGCTGGGGTTGTCTCCGGCCAATACTCGGCGTTACCTTACCCCAAAGGTGAGGCGTCCGGTGGAGTATTGGTGGAGGCGTAATCGGATTCGAGTGTGGCAACCAGTCAGTCCGGTTTGTCCGGTTACTGAATCGCGCCCGGAGGCTAGGGTGCATATGGGTTTGGAGGAGTGTCCTGTCTGTTACGAAGCCTCGGTGACTCGTGTGACCACTTGTGGTCATGGGTTTTGCCGTGAGTGTTCGGGGGCTTGGTTTGTACACGAAAAGACATCTTGCCCTTGTTGTCGACGGGAGGTTATTCCTCCCGTTGGCCGTTTCAGTCGGGTTGCCCCTCCTGACTTTGTCTCCAGTATCGTGGTGGCACAGTCTGCGGACTACACCGGCCTCGGTACACAGTTGGCGGCCGTTCATTCGGTAGCTGGCGAGGGCTTCGGGCCCCACAGCAGTGAAACTGCTGCGTTGGGAAGACGGATTTTCCGGGATTCCATCGCTTTCGTGAGTGGTGGTTTCTTGGATAATTGCTCCAGGGTTGAACCTGGCGGTGGTCATCCAATCAAAGTCCAAGGTGTTCATTTGTCATGAGACGCCTTAGCCTCTTCAATTGTCTTCCACGGACGTTAAACGGAACCCCTTGTATCCGGGGGTGCATTGGGC